CCAAAGCAGAAATAGAGGAGTTTTTCCAGCAGAACCAGATTGAGGTACGTGAGGTTGTGAGGGGTGGTAAGAGGGATGCAGACGAAGTCCAATTTGGCAGCCCACAATGGCAACTTCCTGGTGGAGAAAATTATCGGGAGCTGGTGCTGATGGTTCCACCAAAGAAAGTACCCTGGACCAAAGAGAATGTTATTCCAATTTCTGCAGAAGAATATACAAAAACACATAAACAAAATCATCCTGGGGCAGAACTTGGTGATCTTGATGCTTTCTACTTTTTCAAAACTCCAGATGGAACTGAAAGATTCCCTAAAAAACAGCACAAAGCAACTGATTACTTAAGTGATGATGGGAATAAGGGCAAAATTGTTTTTAGAGATGAAGATGATGTTGATAATTTCTTAGAAGCAACGTCTGAACAAGGATTAGGAGACTGGCTCTCTTCAATGGACTATAGCAGAGCAGATGAAGGTGAATTAGTATTGCATTTTGACGGTGTAGCAGCAGGAAGATTAAGACTATTAGAAGGATATGCGGATCAATGGGGGGGGAAGTTAAGTGCAGTAGAAGATGCAATGCCACCACCCCAGGCAATTACTAAGGAAGAAGCACTGCAGCAAGTCTTAACCAGACAACCAGAACCAAAACCCAGGTACACAGCAGGACACTATCCTGAAGACGATGTAGTTGCACACATACGCTTCAATGAGCGTGTAGATCCAGATGGTAACAAGGTGCTGTTCATTGAAGAGATCCAGGGTGATTGGGCGCATAAGGGGGAAGCAGAGGGGTTTGCAAAGGATCTACCTGAACTTCAAAAGGAATTGGAGATATTACAGGGAGAGATCCCCAAAATGGATGACCAATTAGGGAAAATTACAGACAGGCAACACGCAGCATTGAATGCAAATGAGATGGATAAGGCTGCAGAAATTATGAAAGAATATGATGAATTAGGTTTAATTTTTGATAAAAAAATAGCAAGAGAAGAAGAAGTTAAAACATTAATTCGTGAAGGTGGAACTGGAGTAGCACGAGGCCCATTTGTCACAGACACCCACCAGTGGACCAACCTGGCACTGAAGCGCATGATCCGGTGGGGATCTGACAATGGATTTGACAGCATTGCCTGGGTAACAGGGAAGCAGAGTGCAGAGAGGTATAAGGTAAGTAAGCAGATTTCAAAAATTGAATATAATAGTAATGGAGTTTTAAATGCGTATGACAAAGATGGAAGTAAAGTTATAACTGAATTTGATGTTACTCCAGAAAAGCTAGTTGACTATATTGGTAAAGAACCAGCTAATAAACTTTTGAAACAGGAAGCAATTCATGCAACCCAGGCTGGTGCAGAGCATATTACATATCAAACATTAAAAGGTCTAGACCTGGATATAGGTGGAGAATACCACAAATTGATATATGACCAGGTACTGACTGCACAAGCCAAGAAGATTGGCAAGAAGCATGGTGCAAAGGTTGAGGAAGGCGGAGTGATTGCTACAGATCCAGAAAAATTGAGAAAAGCGTATAAAGAAAGATATGCAGATGATTTTGAGATACAAAATATAAATGATTATCCAGAGGTGTTTGAAGATGAAATTGCAAGCAGAATCCCAGGTGCTAGATCAACTGTTATAGTTGATCCTAATGGTGAATATATGAGAGATATAGGGGGTGATATTGTATTTTTTGATGATGTGGCACACGCTAAAGATCAATTAAATTACAATGCAAGTAGAGAAGCAGATCAAATGCCTGAAAAAGAATTGTTACGGATGTATGAAGATGCAGGTGAAGCTGCAGAAAAAGTCTGGTCTATGCGCCTTACAGACAAGCTCAAGCAAGCATCAAAGGATGGTATGCCCTACTACGTTGCACTACCACCCCTGGTGATTGGTGGAGCAGCTGCGCAGCGTACAGATGCACAGAGACAGCAATCCAAATCAGATGCACAAGCAATCCTAGCAAACTAATGTTCAAACTACCGGACCACGAAAAACTAATCACCTTCCTGGAGAAAAAGAGAGTATCAAAATTCAAGGGACTTGGAATTGATATTGAGTTCTTTCAGGAACTTCCAGACATAACTTTTCCAGAACAACCACAACAGCAAAGTGATGCAGAAATCACAAAACAATATCTTGAGAATGTGCGATGAAATTTTGGTGGAATGAGACTGACGAAACAGAACTGGGTAACCTGCTCACTGAGCTGATTGTGCAGCTGCGAGACGATCATGTATCCAGGCACACCCTGAACCTTGATATGTTGAGAATGTACACTCAGCGAGATTATGAGGATATGAGAAGGGGTGGATCTGCAAACCGCATGAACCTGGAGGACTACCGGATGCGCCTGAATGTTGTTGGCAACATAACAGACACCCTGGTTTCACGGATTGGCAAGAGTAAACCAAAGCCAATGTACTTAACACGGAGGGGTGATTATAAACTCAGGCAGAATGCACGAAGGTTATCTGATGTAATGGAAGGTATCTTTTACCAGACAGGTATTTATGATGTGATGCCAAAAATTTTCCAGGACAGCTGCATCTTTGATATTGCAGTAATGAAAATTGGCAGGGAAGGATCTGAGTTGTTTGTTGAGCGTGTGTTTCCCAATGAAATTCTATGGGACTTGAATGCAGCCATGTATGCAGATCAACCACCAAGTCTGCACCAGGTTAAATCAATTCCACTGGAGACTCTGATATTGCAGTTTCCTGAGAGAGAGGAAGAATTGCGCTATGCCGCGGCAACAAAAGATGATGACATGATGAGTTCCGAAGAGGGTCATGAAGCAGAGATGGTTGAGTGCGTTGAATCCTGGCACTTGCCATCCATGAATGATGCAGACGATGGCAGGCACGTTATACACATGGAAACAGTTATCCTGGAAGATGAGCAGTACACATACACAAATTATCCATTTGTGTTTATGAACTGGGGTGATGCGTGCGTTGGATTTGCAGGAATATCTTTAGCAGAGCAGCTGAAGAATATCCAGATGGAAATAAACAAACTTGCACTGAGGATTCAGCAGAGTATGCACCTTCTTAGTGTACCCTGGTTATTTGTTCAGCATGGAAGCCGAGTTGTGGAAAGCAGGCTGCGCAATGTGCCTGGTACAATTGTAAACTACGTTGGCGAGAAACCTACCTCTTACGTACCAACGGCAATGCATCCAGAAGTTTACAGCCATATGGAAAGATTGTTTCAAAAAGCCTATGAGATTGCCGGTATAAGTGAATTATCTGCAACCGGAAGAAAACCACCTGGGCTGGAAAGTGGCGCAGCTCTCAGGACATATCACGATATTGAAACTGAGAGATTTATTTCAGTGGGGCAGAGGTTTGAAAAATCATTTATGGATGCTGCAGAGTGGTTCTTTGATCTTGCAAGGGAGATTGTCAAAGAGTCAGGGTCATTTCCTGTACGCGGGATCAAAGGACACGCTTTGGAGGAGACAGATTTTAAGGATGTTGAAATGGCACAGAATGATTACATCCTGCAAGCCTATCCTGTCTCACTTTTGCCAAGCACGCCTGCAGGAAGATTACAGGCTGTCACGGAGCTGATCCAGAATGGTGTTATTAATCAGCGTGAGCATATTGTGAGGCTGCTGGACTTTCCCGATCTGGAATCTGTAACCAGCTTGTATGATGTTCTGGAAAGAGATGTAGAGTGGCGTATCCAGGAGATTGTGGATAATGGAATTTACCATGCACCAGAACCTGTGATGGACCTGGCATTTGCAAAGGAGAGAATGACAATTGCATACCTGGAAGCACAGCAGGATGAGCTGGATCTGGATAAGATCAACATGATGATCCAGTTTATTGAGGAATGCGATGCACTCACCCAACCAGCTGCACCAGAGGGTGGAGCAGAATTACCAGCTGCAATGCCTGGGCCGCCACCAGGACCGCCACCAGCTGAAGAACCAATACCTGGAGGAATGCCGGAAATACCTGGAGGTCCACCAATGGATATGGGTGTGCCACCAGAGACACCACCACAATTACCAATTTAACCTAAAACAGACACGGACATGGAAGTTGAACAAGCGGAAACAGTAGCAGAAGCACCAGAAGTAACAGAAGCACCACCACTTTCTGACATTGACCAGTCACAGATTAATGAGTGGATGGATGACAAAATAGGTCCAGTTGAAACTGAAGATGTAGAAGAAGTCGAAGCTGAACCTGAACCGGCAGCAGCTGAAACTGAAGTTGAAGCTGAAACAGTAGAAGTTGCAGAACCAGAAACACCAAGAGTTAGTAAAGCATTTTCAAAGGTTGCAAAGAAGGAACGAGATGTACAGCAGCAACGCCAGGAACTGAATAAGCTAAAGGAAGAACTAAAGCCACTGATTGATGCAAAAGAGAGAGTGGATAAAGGGGATATGCTTGGTGCGCTTGATAAAATAAATTGGACTTATGAAGCTGCAACCAATTCTGTACTTGCAGATGGCAAATTCCAGGAACCAAAAGCAGAACCAGCTGCACTTACGCCAGAAGTTGAAGGACGGTTGGCAAAGCTGGAAACTATGGAAAGACAGAAACAGATTGACAGTTATGTTAATAGAATGAAAACTAAAGTCGAAGGTGACGAGCGTTTCGAGTTAGTTAAGGATAACTGGGACAATGCTTGGCCTACAATATTAGAAATGCAGAAAATCGTTGCCCAGGAAACCGGCACAATAAAGCAGGATGAGGAAATACTCCTGGAAGTAGAAAACTTTTATGAGCAGCAGGCTCAGAAACTTGCCAAATCTGGTAAGTTTAAAAACTTGCTCCAGCCCGATGCTGGCCCACCGGAAAAACCATCGGATTCTCCACGGATTAGAAAAACCTTAAGAAACAAAATCACTGCATC